GAATCGATAGATTCCTTTACTTTGATATAACCGTTTCCACGGCATCTTGGGCATATTGTTGTCATCTTTTTCTATCCTTTCTAATACTTGGTTAACTTTCTTTCTAACTAAAGATCCATCTAGTTCTGCCATTGAACAAACAGCATCGAAGTCTCTGTTTGGTAATGATACATAATCTAACTCATGAAATCTTCTTCTTTCGTAAAGTTCTTTATATTTTACGACCTGTCTTTTTATTTTAATTGCATCTTCAATTGATACTATCAAAACATTTCTCCAAAGATTACGCAGTGGATTAAACGGATCTTCTAAATTAATTGCCTTTAGACCCAAGTCTGCCATTTAATTTCCTCGCTTTCTCGTTAATTAATATGTCCAAAGCTTTTGCTCTAGATACTTCTGCGTCAGGTACAATTACTCTCCTGATCTTATCTAACTTATCACAACTTTTATGTGAAAGAGCTACTGATTTATATTTATTTATGTCTGTCATTAGTATATTCCTTTGTTAAGTTATACAATATAGGATAATTATATTACTTGTCAACCCTTCTTTTAAAATTAATTCTATAACCTTCTTGTTCTTCAGGCACATATTTTGCTGCTTCTTTGACCTTTTTGTACCATTGATCCCTGATGCCTGGATCCTTAGTCTTGTTCCATTGTACCGCTAGTTTTTCAGTTTCTTCCATTAGTTTATCTATTATCATGTCTTCACTCATTTTTTCTCATTTATTAATTTTAATATTTTTATATTTCCGGAAATAGTAACGGTATCAGAATTAGGTTTAACCCAATGCTCCAAATAAGATGGAAAAATTATTATATCTCCTTGTTTTAAATTAGGTTCATAATGTATGTCAAATATAGGATTATCAAAACATTGTAGTATATTTTTTGAAGGTGAATTAAATATGGTGTTAGAGTTTCCTCTGTAATAAATTATAAAAGAAAAATTACTACCATGCACGTGAGCACCTTGGTAATCATTTTTTTCATATTTATTGATCCAAATTTTAGTTATGCTAAATGTAAAATTTATACAATACGGTTTTAAAAGATAACCTAATATGTTTGTTAACTCTATATTTAGATAATTAATTGATTTTTCGTCAAATAAAGTATTACCATTTAAAGTTGTTTTTACATTAGATTCAAAAGTTTTTTTAAAATTATCACCTGTTACTTTTAGTTTTGATAAATTTAAACTTTTATATGCAATTAAATTATTAAATAGATTATCGACCTTGACGGTTATATTTTTTAAAATCTCTTTTTTCATCTTTATTCTTTCTTTTTTTATGTATGCCTGGTCTCTTTTTAGGTTTCGCTCTTGGTACGAAATGCGTAAATTTTTGTTTAGCCATTTTTATAGTGTTCTTTTATAAAATTTCTATCTGACTCTGATAAAGACATGTATCTTATTCGTCCATTAATATGTTGTTTGGTATCATGACCACAGTTTGTACATCTGTAATACTCTTGAACAATTGCAACTAAGATTGCTTCTTCTTGACACTCTTCACAGTGTCCATGTACTGTATCTATTTTGTTAAATAATTTTATTGTTTTTTTATCTATTGTCATTTTTTATAATACCAAGTTGCCACTGTATATCTTGTTCCTTTATTTATAGGTTTAACTCCATGTTTATGATAATTTCCATCAAAATACAAGGCTCTTCCAGGTTTAGGTTTGAAAATTGTACCGTCTTCAAAATAAGTTTCTCCTCCTTCAAAATCGTTATTTAAATATACTATTGATGATAAAGTAGTCCTACTGCTATGTAAATCAAAATGTAATCGTTGTCCATTTGAAGGTGGCCATTTAACTATTTGAAACCAATCAATTTCAGATTCTTTCATTTGTTTAGATTTGTTATTTAATTTATTCATTAAAAATGAAAGTTTTTCATCTTTTTTATTTAATTCAAGAGGATAACTGCCCATGTATCTAAAAACCGTTAGCTGTCTTTCTTTATAATACTTTAATAAAAATTTTATCTCTTCTTTAGATAAAAAATTATCAACTATTTCTGTAATCACACCAGGTCTTTTGCCCTTGTTAGAACTGGTTTGTATTTTGTTTTACCTTCAGACTTGTAGGCCCACAAATAAGATGCTCTTGGTGTTCCATTAATCCAACTTGCGTGGATCCATCCACTGTTAGGCTCACCTGGAGTGTAGAACTCTAGGATTAATTGATCTGGCTGAAGGTTAGATTTAATCCAATCAAATAATTCAGCATTGTCTACACCAACACATTCAAAATCTGCTGCTTCTGCTTTCGCATGCTGACTGTTAATTGAGCTGCCGATAGCAACACACAATTCCGGAGACCTGAAGCCTGACGTCACCTTCACTCTACCGAAGTGATCACGTACGGGCTGCAAAATATTTTCACAAAGTGCTTTTAATTTTTCAATCTGACCTGCACTAGGATTATTATTAATCCCTTTCCTGATAGCAGTATCAGATTTAGTTAATTCTTGAAGAGTAAAATTACGACTGAGATTCATCTTCTTTTAATTCAATATCACCACAAAAATAAGTAACATATAATTTATCTTTATTCATTTTTATATTTGTTCTTTCAGAAAAATCTACGATTAATTCTCCACCTTTTTTAACACATGAAGACCAATCTTCAAATTTATAATTATATTCCATTGGTTGTCCACAAGTCTTAGTAACTGAGGAACAAATATATAATACCAAAAAGAATTTCATTAATCTGACCTAACTGAATCTATGAAATTGTATACTCTTCCAAACTGTTTGTCTATATTTAGTAAATCTTGTTGTATCATACCTACCAAAACCTGAAGTTCTATCAGTGTGACTAAAGTCCATGTAGCTAGACCCATTAATATTGTACCAAGTAATGCAATTAGAGCTGTATTAGTTTTTCGAGTCATTTAAATACTCTTCTAATTTTTTACCTGCTGGTGACAATGTTATAACATATGAAAAAGTTGCAGCTAATAATGCTGTGCATAATGCTTCACTCCACCAGTGTCCAAAATGAGTTGGGTGAGCTAATAAATCTGCGATAAAACAACCAATAAACATAAACAAAGGTAATTTAAAATGAAATTTCCAAGGAATAAAAGACATCATAACCACTAGAACACCTGTTACGACTCCTGTCTTAGTTGCTATTATTGCATGTTTTGAAGTTAGTGCAGGTAAATTACCTTGCACCATAAATATCATACAAGATAACCACGCGAGTGAAAGCTTGTGAAAGAATAAAGTTGCCTTTTGTCTAAACACTAGGTCCTCCACAGAAAGCCAATAGAACTAACATTACAATTAGAATACCTGTAAAGTAATAATTCATCCTGGCTATCTCCATTATAAAACCCAACCTTTAATTTTTTTCCATAATTTTTTAAACATGCTTTCACCCATATAATCTTCATAGTTTTTTACTTCGATATGACTGCATACATAACAATCACATGAAGCACATTGTGTTGTGCTTACATAAAAACCTTGTCCCTTACAGTGGCATCTGTGACCACAATCAATACAAAATATTTTCATTTTTTATCCTCAATATCATAAAACATTTTATCAGAATCTTCTGTTACCCAGTCACCACCCTCTGCATCCCAGTACGTAGTTTGTACTTTGTAGTCGGGCCATTCGTTTTCTGTTGTGTAACTATTTATATGCCAAATGATTCTGTTGTTTGGCTGTGCAGCAAAGTTGCCGTTTTCTAATTGTAATATGTGAGCACATTTATGCTCTTGCGGAATTTCAGAGTGTTCCGTATCCAATATATTAGTGTCTGGATGCGCCCAGTCAATGGTAAATAAGTATTGACCTTTATAAAATTTTTTATCTCTACCTAGATATTTTCCGTTTACACCATCCAACCAATCAAAGCAATGGACACTAGGCCAATAACTAAAACTGTTCCATAGTTGGAGTTCATCCACTGCCATGTCAGGAACCTCAGATCTTTCATATTGTTTTTGGAAAAAAGCTGAGATAGGTAAACGCCAATAGCACGCACCATTTGGTAACATAATGTTAAATAATAGAGCCCGGCCTGAAATAGAGCTAAGACCAAAGATAACACAGTCACGATAATCTCTTTTATATTTTTCATCCATGTCATAAAGATACTCTCTCCTTATTTTACAATAAATCGGCGGTATATTAGCATTTAAATAAGACATAATAAATCATTTTATTTCACCCCAATTAGGGCCTGATTCATAGTCTACCTTGTTTGGCACCTCTAAGTCAACTGCATTTTCCATCACATCTTTTATTCTCTTAGCTTGTTCTTCTGACTGAATAGAAAAATCTAATTCATCATGTATTTGTATATGTGCGATCAATCCTTCTTTGTATAAATCAACCATTGCTTTCTTTGTCATATCAGCTGCACTACCTTGAATTAATTTATTCAATGCTTTGTACGTAAAAGCTCTACGTGTAGAGTTTTGATGCCAATAATTTTTTTTAGGTTTGCCATTTTTGTCTTTTACAATATTACCTTCGAAGTCTTTTAGATGTGGACCCATCTCTTGAAGCTCTAACATACGTTCATGATCTTCAGGTGGTACGTACGTTCCCCAATCTGCTCCTCGTAATACTGGTTCGTATTTAGGAAATCTACATCTTCTACCTAAAAGAGTTTTGATTTGTCCTCTTGCTTCTGCAGCTTTCATAACTTTGTTCATTAACTGTTTAACAAAAGGTGCCTCGCTGTGATACTTTGTAAATAATTCTTCTGATTTTTCTTTTGACACTCCAAGTTCTCCTTGTAGTTTTGCTTTACCCATACCATAAAACAAACCTAAGTTAATTGTCTTTGCTTGTGATCTTGGAATCTTAGCCATCTCTGCAACAATCTTGTGAAAGTCTGTCGATGGATCATTTTCATATGAGTCTGCAATTTGATTTACAGATGGTAAAGAAAATTTTAATGCATAGTGTGCAACAAGTCTTGGTTCCTGTTGCGAGTAATCAAATGTACCCCACTTCATACCTTCTTCTGGTATAAATAAACTTCTAAGTAAAGGCCCTGTTTCCGGATCCCTTGCTGGGATTTGCTGTAGGTTTGGATTCGAATAACTAAATCGTCCTGTAACTGTACCCCCATCATCAGATCGTATTTGATTTATATCTGCATGAATTCTACCTTTGTGTTCATGTTTTAAAATAGTATCTATAAATGTAGTTCTAACCTTGTTTATTTTTCTTGCTTCTGCTATCATATTAACTACAGGATTAGTGTGATTAGAAATAAAATTTTTAGTAAATGAGGGAGAGTTTGTCTTTTCAGTTCGGGTATAAGGTAGCTTCAGTTTTTCAAAAACTTTCGCAATACTTGCTGCGGCCCATATTTGAGTATCTACTCCTGTTTCTATTTTCACTTGTTGTAATAGGTTTTCTTCTTTTACTGCCAGTGCTGTTTTCAATTGATTGGCTTTCTCGATATCTACCCGAACACCTAGGTGGCGCATATCGACCAAACAAGGAAACAGATCAGTCTCAAGATCAAAAACGTCCTGCAGATGATCTTCAATAATTATATTTTTTAATTTGTGCCAAAGTCTTAAAGTTAGTTCAGCATCTTTTTCAGCATATCCACCAACTTCCATCGCAGGCATTCTCCACATATCTGCTTTTGGATCTAATCCTCTTTCTTTTGCTGCTTGATTTAATCTTGCTTCACTCTTTCCTTCACCAAGATGATGCCAAGACAAAGTATTTAATGTGTATGAGAATCTATTTTCATCAATTAGTGATGATGCAATCATGGTATCTATGATTAAACCATTGATTTTTATACCTAAATTACGTATCCAACATACGTCGTACATAGCGTTT